TGAGCAAGATGCAAATGGTAATTGGTTTGAGAAGTATGTTGCTCAAGACATGTTCGCTGATACGACTGAGGATGGCGTAACAACCACTAAAGCGGAGCATGAGGCTGCATATCAAGCTAAACTTGACGCTAGTGTGGCTGAGAGCAATCGCAACAAACGTGATGGCTTGCTTGCTGGAACTGATTACTTTGCATTAACAGATGTAACGATGGATGCGGCGATGACAACGTATCGTCAGGCTCTTCGCGATCTCCCGAGCCACTCGAACTGGCCCAGCTTGGCTGAAAACGACTGGCCCACAAAACCTTAAAGGGGCAGAAGGCACATGCCGTTAATTCCTCTCAACATCCCCGCAGGCCAATACAGAAACGGCACTGAGTATCAGTCTCAAGGCCGCTGGCGTGATGGTAACTTGATCCGTTGGCATGAGGGTGCTTTGCGCCCAGTTGGCGGCTGGCGTCAGCGCGGAAGCGTTGATCTTGACGGCGTAACGCGCACAATGATTGCGTGGGAAGACAACAGCAGCAGCCGCCGCGTAGCCTTTGGCACAGCCAATAAGCTATACGCCATGACTTCTGGTAACGCCGTCAGTGACATTACGCCCTCTGGCTTCACTACTGGTCGCGTGGATGCAACCTCTTTTACAAGCTATGGAGGTGGTGTTTACGGAACTAGCCTTTACGGCCTGCCATCAGAAGACATCGGAACCATTTCCCCGGCGACCACATGGAGCTTGGAAAACTGGGGTGAATACTTGCTCGCCGCAACAGCGGATGACGGCAAAATTTACCAATGGCAGCTTAACGGCTCAACACCAGCAGCGGTATTGTCAAGCGCTCCAACAAGTTGTTCCGGAATGATGGTCACGGAAGAGCGCTTTGTTTTTGCATTCGGCGCAGGCGGCAACCCTCGGAAGGTCGCATGGTCAGACCGTGAGGACAACAACACTTGGACACCAGCGGCGACAAACGAAGCTGGCGACATTGAAATCCAAACCAACGGCACAATCTTAAAGGGTTTGCGCACACGCGGGCAGTCACTGATCCTTACAGATCAAGACGCCCATACAGCCACATACAGCGGTCCTCCGTTTGTTTACGGCTTTGAGCGCGTCGGTACTTCGTGTGGTTTAATCGCAGCTAACGCCGCCGCCTCTATTGACGAAGGCGTGGTGTGGATGGGGCAACGCTCATTCTTTATCTACGCTGGTGGCTCTGTGCGAGACTTGCCGTGCGAAGTTGCAGATTATGTTTTCAGCGACATGAACAATGACCAGAGGTCAAAGGTTCACGCCGTAGTCAACAGCCGTTTCAACGAAATCTGGTGGTTCTACCCAAGCGCCAGCGGTACAGAGTGCGATAGCTACGTTGCATTTGACTACGCAGAAAACATTTGGACCACTGGTCAGATTGATCGAACCGCTGGCGTTGATCGCGGCGTATTTAGGCAGCCATTTTGGATTGCCGCAAACGGCATTTTATATGAGCAAGAAATTGGCTTTGACTACAGCGGCCAATCTCCGTTTGCCGAAACAGGTCCGATTGCGCTGGGCGTAGGTGAGAACGTAATGGCTGTGCGCGGCATGATCCCAGACGAAAACACGCTGGGGGATGTGAATGCCACATTTAAGACACGTTTCTACCCAACAGACACTGAGCGCGATTACGGCCCATACAACATGGCCAACCCAACAAGCCTGCGTTTTACCGGGCGTCAAATAAGAATGCGCGTTACTGGCAACACTTCGTCAGATTGGCGTGTTGGCATTATGCGCCTTGACGCTGTAGCTGGTGGCCGCAGATGAGCAGAATACTCCCACCCATTACGCTTGATATAGCGCAGTGGGCCGAGAATATGCGGCGTTACCTTGGCCGGGCCTTAGACCAGCTCGGCTTTAAGGAAACTTATTCATCGGCTTCTGAAAATGGCGTAATGCTGTGGGATAACGTGAATGGATACCCGGTAGTCTCAAAAAACGGTGAGTGGCGTCAGGTTGTGCTTGAGGATGGCCACGGAGACTTTTACATTGCGGCAGACGTAACGGCTTCAAGCGCAAACACAGAATACAAATTAACCTACACAGCCGAAACCTCAAACAGCGGCATAACTCTAGGCTCTCCAGCAACGCGCATAGTGTTCCAAGAGGCTGGGCAGTACGTCGTATCCTTCTCGGCGCAAATTTCATCTACATCCGCAAGCACAGTGCATTTTTACTTCTGGCCAAGCGTCAACGGTACAGACATTAACAACAGCGCAATGACTACAGCTTTGCACCAAAACAACGCAACCTTGATCGCGTCTAGGACGCAAGTCTTCACAGTTGCAGCCAATGATTACCTTGAGGTCAACTGGATGGTGGACAACACTGCTGGCTTCCTAAACGCTACAGCAGCGGCGTCCCCTGTGCCAAATATTCCGGCGTCTACACTTTCAATTACGAGGCTGCATGGATAAAGATTTGGCCAGATGTAAGCCTTGGATTGAGGCAGCTTTAAGCTACAGCGGCGGCACGCACGACTTTGCGGATATTTCCGATGGGTTGCAGCGTGGCCTCATGCAGTTGTGGCCAACGCCAAAGGGGTGCATAGTCACTGAAATTGTGGTATATCCGAAAAAGAAGGTGTTAAATGTTTTTCTCGGTGGCGGTGAATTGGAGCAGATTTTAGATATGCACAACGATGTGATAACATGGGCAAAAGCTCAAGGCTGCTCCGCCTTATCAATGTCTGGCCGATTTGGCTGGAAAAAACCTTTAAAGGCGCATGGATGGGAAGTCCAGCACGCCTCATACGTTAAGGAGTTCGCATAATGTCAGGCGGAAAAGGTGGGTCAACATCCTCAACTGTTGAAGTTCCTCAATACATTGAGGACGCGGCAAGGCGCAATTTAGCCCGTGCCGACGACATATCTGTAACTGGTTATGTCCCGTATTACGGTCCAGATGTAGCTGCGTTCACTCCAATGCAAGAGGCTGCATTCCGAAACACGGCTGGCACTGCTGGAGCATTTGGCTTGGCTGGTGGCGACATGTCCCAGCAAGATATTCTGGGTGGGATGTCTGCCCCGACAACTTATGCTGGTGGCGTGCGTGGTTATTCTTCGTTGCCAATCTATGAACAAGCGCTTGAGGCTTTCGGAGAGGCAAGGCCGGGGCAAAAAAGGCATATAGATAGCTTTTTCATTGATCCGTATTCTGGCGTACCCGGTGCAAATGTTGGCTCTCCAGTAGATTATGACCCTGCGCCTGTTTCTGGTGACTTGGGGGGGATCTCTAGCGGCGGCGGCGGCGGCGGTGGTGGCGATCCTTATTTCCCACCAACTTCCTCACCAGCTTCTCCATCAATCGCTCCTCCGGGGGCGGTAAATGTTCCGTTCTACCTTCCACCTGTTGTTGAAGGCCCTTATGTGGACGACCCATCGGACGGTTTTGATGACAGCTTATCCATGAATACGCCAGTTGTTACAACTGATGAATTGAGATTGAGATTAAATGAGGAAGAAAGGTTAAGGCAAGAAGACGCTCAACGCAGGGCTGACGAACTTGCCGCTCGCGCAAATGCAAACGGAATTTCTATAGCCGAGCAAATTCAACTAAGTGGCGGCAACTCAACAATTGCTGGGTCCACCGCCCCCGGCCTTTCAGCGGAAGAAACAAACGCTGGCGCGCTTGACCCGCGTGGCGTAAATCAAATGCCCGGCTATCTTGATAGTGGCTCACCAGACCCTTACCGCCAAACATACGGAACCCCTCTATTCGAGCAAGACTTTGTTTTGGAGGGCAATAGCCTTTTACCCCCCGGTCCAGGCTTAGTCACTGGCGGCGGAGCTGACGGCGTTGGCAACTTTGGCAAAGTAGGAGATTTCCTTGGCGGCATTGGTGATGCTTTAGGCGTTACAGATTACAGCGGCCAAGGCGGCGGGCTTCTCAGCGGCTTTAATGTCACTGGCCCTTATACTGGCGGTGGCTTTGAAAGCCGACCGTCCCACGCAACAGACAGTGACAAACCCGCCGGGCCGGGCGACACTGGTTACGACCAAGCTCGGACTTTGGAGGCCCTTCGGAGCGGCGGCACTGGCATTATATATAAAGATGACCGTCGCGAAGTTTACGTTGACGGAGTAATGGTCGGTAACCCCAAAAGGGCTGACGAGGCGCAAGAGATGTTAGCTAAAGCACTTGCAAGGAAGGAATCGTAAAATGGCAGGCGGAACGGGAATGCCCATGGGCGCATTAGCAGGCGCAGCGCTCGGCGGCAGAGGGCCAGCACCAGCACCAGCACCAGCACCAACGATGGCGGCGCAGCCTACTGCGCAGCCTAATGCAACATACCAGCCAGCGATGCAAAACGGAGTATTGGGTTTTGATGATTATTTTCGTCAAAACCCTCTTAACACTACTCAGGAGTATCGTGAGAATGTAGAATTTGAGGGTCAGATGCGTGATCCTGTTGCTGTTCGGGCTTACGAGCAGTACCGTAACGGCTTGACCAATGGGTCGGGTGCCAATCAGACTATGCCCCCCGCAATGGCTCCGCAGCCGGGTTTTAACGTAAACCAAGCTGCCGCCGGAGCCTTGCAAGGCGCAATCGGCGGCACTCAGCGCGCCATGCAGGGTCCCCTAAACGTCGGCGCATATGCTAACCCATATACAAGCGCAGTCATTGACCGCACTCAGCAAGACATTGAACGCCAGCGCCAAATGGCCGCAAACACAATGAGCGCGCAGGCCACTGCTGCCAAAGCATTTGGCGGGTCGCGTCAGGGTGTTGCCGAAGGGGTCATGGCTGGCGAGTATGGTCGCATGGCAGGTGATATGGCAGCGCAGCAACGTCAGCAAAACTACAGTCAGGCATTGCAGGCCGCGATGGCAGACCGTCAAGCCCGGCTTGGCGCAGCGTCCCAGATGGGTCAACTTGGTCAGCAGGCATTTGGCACAGGTCAAGCAATTCAGCAAAGCCAGCTTCAGCAAGGTCTATTGCAGCAAGGTATGCAGCAAGCTCTCATTGATGCAGCAAAAGGGCAGTACGCTGGTTATACCGCATCACCCATGCAATCTTTGTCAGCGCCTTTGGCAGCGTTGGGCGCAACGCCAAATCAAAGCACAACAACTCAAAGCATGAAACCCGGCTTGTTTAATTACTTGCAGCTTGGCGCAAGCATGGTTCCGGGTTAAAGGGGTCTACAATGGTTATGAATCCGCAAGATGAGCAAATGAATAAGCCGCGCGGTGGCTTGCTTGGTTTGTTTGACAAATCCATGAAGGCAGATGAAGACACTGGCCTTAGCCCCCTGCAAAACTTTGCTGCGGCTCTTGACCCGTTGATCCTGAAAGACTTGCGTGGCGGAGCGGGCATACGTCAACAGGGCGTTCAACGCGCTGCTGCAATGTCAAAAAATAAGACTGTTGATATGCTGCGCCAGCAAGGTCGTAATGACTTAGCTGATGCTGTGATGAATGGGACTATTGCTGCTAAAGAAGCGTTTAGCGTTATGCAGAGCGAAAAGGCTGCTGACACTGCGTTCCAGCGTCAGAAAGATTTGGCTGCGTTTAGCGCTGGGCTTAAAGCTCCAACCGATAGTCGCACAGCTCAAATTAAAAACTACGAATACTTTTTGGCGCAGGGCAAAACGCCAGATGAGGCCGCTGCTTTGGCAAAAACTGGTGACGTGTTTAATCTTGGCGGAGAGAAGCCAAATGCCTTCCAGTTGGCGCAAGCAAAGAAACAAGCTGACACTTATGCTTCGTATTCTCAAGGGGCAATGGCGGCTCAAGATGCTTTGGGCAACCTTTCCATTATGGAGCAGCTTGCTTCGCAGCCGGGCTTTTATTCCGGCTCAATGGCAGAGCGGGTTTTGCAGGTTAAGAAAGCGGCTGTTGCAATGGGCGCTGACCCAGATTTGGTTAAAGACGAGGAGTCGTTCAACGCTATTGCTAAAAAGACAGCACTAGACGTTATGGGCGGGTCTCTTGGGGTTGGCTTCTCTAACGCTGACCGAGACTTTGTTACATCTATGGTTCCGGGTCTTGAGAACACACAAGCGGGTAACGCTTCAATTATTGACATTCAAAGGAAAATTCAAAAGCGCAGAATTGATCTAGCTGTACTGTCAGACCAATATATTGAGCAAAACGGTGACCTATCGGGCTTTACAAAATTTGTAAGGGATTGGGCGGAGGGGAACCCGCTGTTTCCTAAAGCTCAAGCCGCACCGGGAATAAGCTCAAACGCCATGCAATTTATGGAGCCATAAGGATATATCATGGCAGAATATACCGTAGAGGACTACCGAGCCGCCGCAAAGAGGGCATACGCCGCTGGAAACATCGAAGCCGCTGAGGAGCTGGCCCAAGCGGGAATGGCGCTTCAAGGCTCTATGCAAGAGGAGCCAGAGGACAAGATAGACACGTTTGGCGAATACGCTGGAGATGTAGCTGGAGCAGCAGCAGCGGGCTTAGGGCGCGGCGCAATTGGCACACTTGAATTGCCCGAAATGGCTGGCCGCGCTATACTTCGTAGCGGTCAAGAGGCGCTTCAAGCTGCTGGATTTGACGTTGGTGAAGACTTGCCAATACTCGACACTAAAACTGGAAGAGTTTTAAGGTCTGGCGTAGAGGCGGTCGGCCTTGGCGACGAACTTGATTATCGCGGCCAAACTACTGCTGGCAAGTTTGCGGGTACAATTGCTGAGTTTGCGGGTGGCGCAGGGGCATTGGGGGTCGCTGGAACTGGCGCAAAACTCGCAGGCAAAGCCGCGCAGCGCTTATCTGGTGTGGCTCCGTTAGCGGGTCGCGCTGCACCAAGTTTATCCGCCGCTGGTTCCTCCTTGCAGAAGGCGGGTTTCTCGGCTCCAGCACAGGCAACGGCAGTTATTGCTGGAGCAGGTAGCGAGGCCGCTGGTCAGGCGCTTGAGGGAAGTCCATTAGAGCCAGTTGCAAGGGTAATTGGAGCCTTAGCTGCGCCGACCGCTGTTGCCCGTAGTTTTAATTTAGCGGCAAAACCTTATGATTCGTGGATTAAGCCATCTCAAATTATGAAAGAAGTAAAAACTGGAAATGAAGTTGTAGATGCTACATTGAGCAGAGCTATATCAAAACCATCTTCAGAAACTCAGTACGCGTTTAAGAACACTGCATACAGAGAGGCTGATAAGGTGGGAGACGTTTTCACTGAGGCTGACATCATTGGCCTTTACGCGCAATCAGACGATAAACTTAAATCTGGTTTTGCAGGTCGCAAATATGACGTTAGGGGCGATGGTCACATTCAAGAGGCCATGGAGGTGTTGGAGAAGTACACCAAGGGAAACTCTACGCTTATGAATATTGACGATATGAAGCAACAGGTTAGAGCAAAATACGCCAAAGGAATTGATGGGCGAAAACAATACGACCCAAGGATAAAAACAATATTGGATGATATAGACGAGCTTATAGAAGCGAAGGCCGAGGGTTCCTCGCTTCTCAATGCTGCAAGGTTGGGCCACGTCAGGACCAAAAAACTCGAGCTTTTAGAGGACGCATTGGGGGCTGCCGATAAAGAAGTAAAGGCTGGGGCCAGTATCGTTACGCGATACAAGGCCGCAATAAAAAAACTCTCAACCAACAAAAAAGATAAGTCTTATTTTACGGCAGATGAGATTGCAGCCATGGAGGGCATTCTCGAAGGCAGCCTAGACGATAAGGTTTTGCGTCAGTTTGGAAAGTTGTCGCCTCTAAACGGCTTTAACTTTATGACCGTTATCTCTAATCTAGGTATGGGTTCAGCGGTTGCCGCTGGGGTTCCATACGCTATACCAGCTCTAGCAGGCTCAATAATTGCAAAGCCTATCTCAGAAGCAATGATAAAAAGCCAAATTAAAGACTTAAATAGATTTTTGGCAACAGGATCAGCCCCAACTAAGTTCAAGCCACAAATGGCTCCTAGAACACTAGGTCTTGCCCCACAACTTCCGAAGGAGCAGCAATAATGGAACTTAAACCAAAATCACGCAGCGAAATTGAGGGCATTGTCCAAGACGCAATATCGGATGCGGTGGACTTTGTTGAGGGCGAGATTAGCCAAGATCGGATTAAGGCCCAACGCTACTACGATGGCGAGGTTGACCTTGGCTATGAGGAAGGCCGCAGCAAGGTTGTAGCCACAAAAGTACGGGATACTGTACGTTCCGTTAAGCCGAGCCTGATGCGCATATTTCTCAGCACAGCCAAGCCCGTTGAGTTTGTTCCGCAGGGTCCAGAAGATGTGGCAATGGCCGAGCAAGCCACTGAGTTTATGCACCATGAGTTTACACGGCTAAACGGCTATCGCGTAATCAACGACGCCTTCCAAGATGCGTTGGTGAAAAAACAAGGTATCGTGAAGGCATACTGGATGACATATCCAGAGGCAGAGATTTA